CCGATTATGATCTCGAGCGATTTAATATGGTCCGATTTGGTGAATAGCGAAATGATGGTCCGGGCGAGATTCTTTGAATCCTTTTCCGGAGCAATTAGAATGCTGCATTTTGGCTTTTGATCTGGCATTTAAAATCCCCCTTTTTCTAAATTTGCGGCCGTGATCGCTAGGATCTGCCGGAGCCGGTATAGGCCCAGGCGATAATCGGCGCTCTTATTCTTGCTATTGTCGATGTGTTTTTGAACGGTGTCGATATCGTTTTGAATCTCTTTCCACCGCTCGAATCTTGGTTTTTTGAGTGAGGCCATTTATTCGCCGCGGATCCTCTCCCGCTCTGCATCGATCATGATCTGGATCATTTGATCGAATGACGTTTCCGGAGTCCAGTTGAGCTCCCTTGCTGCCTTTGAGGCATCGCCATTTAGGAATCCGACCTCGTTCGGGCGATAGAACTCAGGATCCACCGCAACGGCCAGAGAGCCGCCTATGACGCCGAATTCCCTATCTCCGCCCTGGCCGCCATGAGAGGCCCAGGTAATATCACGCCCGAGGGCTTTAAACGCTACCTCGACGAATTCGCGGACGGTGCGCTCTGTTCCGGTTGCCACGATGTAATCATCGGGTTTTTCGGCCTGGAGCATCGCATGCATAGCCTTGACGTAATCACCGGCATAACCCCAGTCTCGGCGAGCGTCGAGATTTCCGAGGCGGATCGGCTCTCCAGTTTGGAGCCAGTTTACGGCGCCCCTGATGATCTTTTGCGTTACGAAATCACCGCCGCGGATCTCGGACTCATGATTGAATAGGATCCCATTTGAGACGAATAGTCCTTGTTTGCGTTTCATACGTCCGAACTGATGAGCGGCATATTTTGCGATCGCATACGGCGAATTAGGCCGGAGCGGCCAGTCCTCATCGAATCCAGTTACCGGGACCGTGAGCGACTCGACGTCTCCGAACATTTCGGACGTTGAGGCCTGATAAATCCTCACTGAGTCGCTGAGCTTTCCGTTCTCGGTCCAGACGCTCTCCACGGCCGTAATAAGATTCACATAGCCGGCGTAGTCCTGGAGAGATACCTCGGGGATCTTGAATGACATTCCGACGTGAGATTGCCAGGCGAGATTATAAATTTCGTCCGGTTGATGAGTCTGTAGGATCCGAATTAATGAGCTGATCGATTGATGATCGCCATCCTCGAGCACGAGTTGGCCGGCGGCTATGGCATCCGAAAAATCGAATTTTCCGCGGACCCGGCGAGGCGGTTCTGTGGAGATGCGGCGGACGAGCCCGACGACCTTGTACCCATTATCGAGTAATAATTTTGTGAGGAATGTTCCGTCCTGGCCGGTGTACCCCGTGATGATTGCTGTTTTATTCGGTCCCATTCTCCATCCCTCCGATCATAGCCTTTACGTTTTTAGGATCTGCTCCGACGATTGCTTTAGCCGCGTGGTCTGCTAGGATCCGGATCGCTACTGCCGGCGCTACCTCCATGATCTTTGCTACTTTCTGGATCCTCTGATCCTGTTCCTCGCTCTGCGTTATCGTCCTCCGGACCGGATATTTGATCGGTTTTGCCATGTCGGGCCTCCACTTGATTTGTTAATGATGCGCCGGCCGGGAGTTCCTGGCCGAGTTGATAATCTTTTGCGATCTCGGCTTTTATAGCCGCCTGGACTGATTCCCGGAGATAATACGCCGCGGGGATCGCTGCCGCGTCGATGATATAGATCTGGGCCTCATCCTGTGGGCCAGATTCGCCCTTGTATTTAGCAATAAATTTATCGAGATTCTGGATCTGCTCGACGTGGTGCTCCCGTATTGACTCGAATAATGCTACGAGCCCGGCGGGATCCACTTTCACATCGATAGTGATCTCGTTTGACTTAGATTTCGCCATAAGTTAGCCGCTCCTTTAATGGTTATGATTCATATTCCAGTCTACGATTAGAACGTGTCTAATTCAATAGGCATGTTCGGAATATATTCAATTTCGTTTATCGTATCAGGGGAAATCCTGTCGATAAATTCCTGGAATTTTGGTTCCGGGATAGTGAGTCCACATGGTCCGGAGATCACCAGACCATCGATCACGATTGCCGCATCGATGACGTTGTATTCTGGCGATCGGCCGGCGACACGCTTAGCGCGGATCTCGACGATCATCGCGCCAGTATTCCGTCGATCGATAGGCGGCGGATTTTGAATCGGACCGGGATCGATACGGGGTCATCGTTGGCAATTACTGGAATGTGAACCGGCTGTTTGAGCATCCGATCGAGGAGCGTCTCATCTGTGAGGTTCTCGAGTCGGTTACGGATTTGCTCATTCCGTATTTTACGGACCGCTAGTTTAAATTCGATCTCATGTACGAGCTGAAATGGCGCATTTACTGAGTCGACTAGAAATTCCCAGGTTGCCGGGAAAATTGCCGCGATCTGGCGGCCGGTTTCGGCGAATACCCATTTAACTTGCTCTGATTTTGTCATTTGATCGTGCATGATATTTACCTCCATCATACTACTTTTATAAATCGTCATCTAAAATTTCTCCGGTTTCAGGATCCACGTTTGCCGGGACTCCGCCCATGTCGAGCGCGGCCTGTGCGACGCTGCTCGTAGGCTCTGGAGATCCTGATTCGATATGATCGGGATCAATCTCGAATCGCCCCTCGAGCATGTCCTGGACGTGCTCATAAGCGCGGCGCCATTCCACATCGTCGAGCTTTTCCCATGTAGCCCACGGCTTGCCGGCGACGAATTTCATGAAATGCTGTCGGCCGCGGAGATTGAGAGCGAGTGAGTCGAATAGATCCTGGACGTTCTCTTTAAGATCATCATCCACCACCAGATCCGCCTCCTGGGCCCGTGGAGGGCTCATTCGATAGTTATCCTCCGGGAGTTGTGAATCCGGGACCGTTACGGGATCCTGGGGGATCTCTGGCTGCTCTGGCTTTTTAAACACTTGAGTTTTGATGAGCCCCATGAGTCCGCGGGCCTGGCCGCTCGTCATAGTCTCCGGCTTATCGATACCGTTTAATTTGAGCGAGTCGATAACGTAGAATTTATCGATCCCATAATCGAGAATCATTTTAAAGAGCAATTTTCGCTCGTCTGCATCGATCGGCTCCTGGCCGTCTCGTGGCAATAATCCGAACTCATCGCGATCGATTTTCTCGGCCTCGTTGCGAGCCCGCTCGTTCATCATTTCCCGCTGCGACTTGTATTCTGGATCGTCGAGATCCTGAGTAAAGTATGCGGAGAATCCGAGGCTCAGACATGCATCCATCCGGGCGCGCTTTTCGGCTTTTTTGATCGTCGAGTTCGGGTCGTTCTGTGATGCGCTGAGCGTCGCTGCTCCGCGGCCCTCGCCGACTTTATTCTCGCCACGATACATGATGCATTTGTAGGCCACTAGGCCGGGCATATTGCCGAGCATCTCATACGCCTCGAGATCCTTTTCGAGCTCATCCTGGATCCCGAATAGTGAAAAGATTTTCTCCTGGCCGGGTTTGAATAGAATCGATTTCGAGTAGTGGTAATCCTTATCGCATGATCCCCGGGCGCGGTCCTCGGCCTGGCAATTTTTGACGACGTGGATTTTCCCGTAATCGATATCGACGACGAGATTATCTTTGATGAATTGCTGAATGAGTCCGCGCTGCTCAGTCTGGACCGTGAGGGCCTGTTTGAGCTGTTCTGTGGTTACGCCGCCGACGATCGACAATGCCGCCTCGCGCTTTGGTCCCTCAGATACAACGATCTCAGATTGTGGGGGAGTTTCGTTCGGTTGAGTTTCCTCTATCGTTGCCACCGCTTTATCGACGAGCTCGCCAGATACCGGCGCCTCGATTACCTTTTTCGATGTTTGTTTTTTGGTTGATGCCTTTTTAGCTGTCATGAGTTTAGCCGCTCCTTTTTTAATTACTTCCTAATTATAAGGCATGCTCTTATTATAAGCAATAGGAACATGCGGGATTCTTTGAGATTCTTTTCGAGCCTATTATTAGTAATTATTAATTTATTAAATAGTAGTAGTAATAGGTCCTGTGGATAATGTGGATAACTTTTGATTCGGCATGGCGGGATTGATGGTCCGACCACGACTCAGATTTTCAATGCGAGCATGCCGTATGAATACAAAATGTGTGCAAAACTCGGTGGAAAAAAAGTGGATGAAATGTGTATAAAAAATGTTACCGCATTGTCGCATAAAAAACTTGTGCATAAGTCCCGAAATCGTCCACATGTAATAAACAGGTTTTCCCTACGTTTTCCACAAGTTATCCACAGACAAAAAGTCCACCGATGGTATTCCCGAAAATAACTTCGGCGGCTACAATGAGGTTATGTTTAAAGACGGACACCACATCCTCCATAATCGCCTCGAATGGTCCCTCCGTCCTGAATCTAAGCGACTGCGCGAGACTCCATCGCTCATTCCCAGGCTTGATCGTGAGACTCATGATGAGATCCATCGAACATGCCCGCCGGTCCCGCTCCTGGGCTACTATGCGCTGATGCGAGTTAATAAATTATTTGAGCCATCCAGGAACACGCTCGAATCGATTGATAGCCTCCTGGACGCGATCGACGAGGCGAATCACCACCCTAAAGCACATCCACTCGAGCGCCAGTTGGGAGACGCCGCCATGTGGGCGATAGAACTCCAGATCCCGGCGATCGCTGATGCACTCGACACTAGGACCATCATAGATTTAGGCGCTGCGCGTTGATCCTGGCCGTCTGCTGCGCGTTACGGGACCATTCCGCCTAGTTATGCTATTGCGCCGGATAGGGCCCTCTGAGGGGCTTAAATGAGCTCGTTTGCGCGCCGGCTTTTGAGCGATCATGTCCGGCTCCGCTGTATTGCCACAGATTAAACAGTGATCGGATGATTTTCCTACGAGCCCGCAATACTGACACGCCCGGCATCGGGGGCATATAACGAACGAGTTTCCGGTTTCAGTCTCGAACGTACACCAGACACAGATCGTATTCGCGACAAGTTTCGGCTCGAGGGGCATTGACTTATAGTTGCGATCTGATCGTGGGAGCTTTGCATCAGAGAACGCGCGCTCCTGGCGTCGCCGGAGATTCTTAGCCCCTGGGCGCGGACCCGCTATGCTATTTCGTTGGTCGTGTATATGCCGTCCTGTTTCCATATTCCTATATTACCCTGAGTCGAGTAATTTCCGGCGGCCTGGATATAAACGAGGTTTCCGGCCGGGTTACTTTTATCGATTAGTGTTGAGAGATCAAGCTTGAAATCGACTACCCTACTCCCATCGGCGACATAATTCACATCTAAATAACGATGCCAGGAGGGAGATCCGAATACTGGATAGCTCGAGGCTGATGGATCAAAATAGGGGAGGCCTGGCTGTTCGTCGACCACGCCCACGCGAATAATTTTACGATCACCGGATGCGACGCCGGCATCGAACGTCGCCCGGAGGTGCATCCATAGATTCTCTAGGCTGAGCGCATTATCTGGCTCCTGGAGGCGCATTAGGATCACGCTCGAACACCAGAACGACTGCGAGACGGCCGTCCGCATTGAGTATTTATAGAACTGATTTTTTGTACCCTGGCTCATGCTTTTATCTCGTTATCGTGTTTTATGATCTTGAGTGCCCGCTCGTCGACGACTGGACCGCCGGCGCTTTGGCCGAGTGGATTTCCGAAATTGTAATAAGAGCTCGAGCCCCACCATAAATAAACGTATACTCGAGAATCCCAGTCCGGATTCGGCCCCTCACCCTCCCACGGCCGGAGGAATGGCTGCGGATCCAGGGCCTCGGGGAATTCATATATCTCGCCATAGGCTGCGGATCCCCCGCTGATCGTTATTCCGGAGGCCTCGGCGGTAGTTTGGAGATCATCGCTAGGGGAGTCTGATAATCCGATCGCTACGGTTGTGGGAATGGTCCCGGCGGCGTCCGTGTAAAATTGGATCCCGAATCCATCGATCGTATTCTGGAGCACGATAAGCATATTCCGGACGATCAATTTAGAGACACGATACTCGAGCACGATCCCGGGAACGCCGGCCGGAGGAGGGAAATATCCGGCCCCGCCGCCACCACAATAGAGATACATGTCGAACTGATTATCGTTATCCTTGATCGTGTTTTTCCTGGCGTTTGCCAGTTGCCCGGACCCGCTCATAATAGCCCCATCTGTGCGCTGCACGTTACGCGAAAAGCATCGAGATTATAGCCGCTCGTTATTGCCGGCGCTGATCCGAATACGATCACCAGGACGAATCCATCATCGTTATAGTCGGTATCGCCCGGCTGCGGGATCCCAGGGAGGAGATTAAGATCATCGATATATAGGGTCCCACCGGCGCTGACTGAAAATGCCGTGGAGGCCCCAGTGAGTTTTAGGTGTCCGGCTGCGATCTCGGCCTCCGTATAAGAGCTCGAGGCGGTGAGATTTGAGTCTGAAAAACGCCCGATCATTAATCGAGCGGTGAATCCACTCGCCGCGGCGGCGGTGAGTTGGAGAGATAAATAGGCCTCGACCACCTCGGCCCCATGCGGGCGCGTGAGACGGATCGGGACCACTTGAGCGACTGATCCGAGGACACCGTTTAAATAGTTAAGATCATACTCATCGAATGGGAGAGCCTCATACGGGATCGCTTTTGTCCGGGTTGCCTTGTCGCCTATAATCATAGGCTCATTATAGCGCGGATCAGTCGTGGCCGAGAACGATAACCTCTGAACCGATCGCAAAATCGCCGGTTCCGTTATTTAAGACATCGACCCTACTGATTACCGATGTACCTGTATATCGAGCATGCGTATCATAAAAAGTAACATCGTTACCAGTTCCACGATAAGAGTTGATCTGGCCTGTCATTAGCTTAGCTAATCCACTCACATTTAAAACGTCTAATTCTGCGAAAATTGAGTTTCCACTTGAGGTAGTGAATGCGTCAAGCGTGAACGATGTCGAGCTCGAGGCGTTGTCGATTGCGAGTGTTCCCGCATTATCATAGATTGCCGTCTGTTTATATGATGTAGATGAGTCATTATTAAGCCTAAGAATAGCGTCTGTCGTACCACCGGTCCCGTTAGTGAACACAATTATCTTTAAGTATTTTTTCGCGGCGAGTGACGTTACAGAGATCGTATCTCCGGCTCCCGAGAGAGTAGTTCGGCCGAGTTCCTCCCACCACCTCGCGGCGCTTGAGAGTTTTGCCGGGGTTATATTCGCATCTAACACATGACGAGTAATGATCGCATTATCTGAGATACCGGTCCCATCTGCGAGAGCGTAGTCGTTATCCCAGATATATTGCCACTTGCTCGCGCTAGGCTGCTCTCCGAATGTAAATGTTTGGCCGGCGTGAAAACTCATAATTTAATCTCCTCGACTTTAAATCCGTCGTATTCCATAGAGCCATTGATAAACTCGTATCCCTGGACTTTTCCGGATTTTTTAATTGCCGCGAAAATTTCGTTTAAATCATCTTTCGATGGTGGAGCCGGTGAATTCTTTTTATCGAATGTCGGCTGTTCCTCCGGCGCCTGGATGCTCCAGTTTCCACAGTAACATCGGAACCCTTTTCGGCCATCGAATCGATCACGAGACGTTTCAATCCCGGAAACGATCGTCCCGTCTTTACGAGAAATTGGCTCATCGATACATATTCCTTTTCCGTCGATATAGCCGATCAGGACTCCCTTAGCATGGGCGTTTTTCTTTTCGCCTGGGAGCTTTTGCGGATCCATACAAAAAACTTGATAAGGGAAATTCCCCGAGATGATGTTCCCGTAGGTTTCGCGGAGCTTCGGATCCGCTACGTTTTTGAGCATTCCGTTTAATACCGAGTTATTTACTTGCATGTTTAATCCTCATGGTCCTAGTTTATCACTTCCGCCGATTGTTGATATACCTATTCGGAAATAGCTCTCGATCGTGCGCTTTGAGACGGTGAGCTGTTGACGGAATCCGCTTTTATTTAGGACTCCCGAGATCCTGGTTACGAAATAGTCGGCCGTCTCGTCGGGCTCGTCCCACGTTACCACGTCGGAGATCTGTAATTGTGGGACCCCTTTAGCGAGGAGCTCGAGCTGATCGTTATCATTTGCCCGGTCCGAGAGGATAATCTGAGCGATCGAGTTTGCGGCCGTCTCGTCCTGGATGTAGTTATTTTCGATCTTATATACCTTTTCCTGATAGCCATCCCAGACGCCGACACTGGTATCATCTGCCTTACGGATATAGAGATCGTTCTGGACCTTTGCCGGCGTCGCGAATAATTCGAGCTGAGTAATAAAAATGCTCGATGTCGGATGTGAATTTGAGAATGTGAGCTTTGCTGAGGTCGAGAATAGATCCACGCTATCGAGTGAAATATATGTGTTTAGCGCGGCCCCGCTACCGTCGCTCTTTTCGTTCGTCGCATATTTTGAGGTATCGGCCGAGGTGATATATTCTGGATCATCCATTGTCGTAACCGGGAGCGCGCCGTAGTCATCTTTAAAATCTGTGAAAATATCTACCGATTCGCCCGGCTTGATCTCTACTGCTGATGACTGCTCCCATAGCTTTTGCTTTGCCATTACGGCCCGGGCCTGGGAATATACCTCGACCACGTTAATAATGTCGTCTGTGCTGCCGGTTCCACGCTCGAGGGAGTTCGTCTTATCGAATGTCCAGGAGCTCGTATTGTCGCTCCAGTTCGTGCGGTTTTGGAATGTTGGCCGGCCGGTTTCGCTGATCGATAGGTTTCCGAGTTCGGCCTCGGCGATCTCCTGGAGAGCATCTCCACGCTTTGAGCCCTTTTTAAAATAGGCGAATGGAATAATAACTGATCCATAGTCGAGATCCATTTGAGAGGTGAGTACGCCGGCGCCCTGGAGGAGCTCCGAGATAATTTCGTCGGTCCGCATGTCGACATACATCGCCTCCTCGTCGAGTGGCTGATCGAGCATATATGAGAGGAAATCGAGACAATGAAATTTCACCGTCTTAGCTGACTCGTCTACCTCTGGGCGTTTTTGAGTGAGGCCGATAAATACCGGAATGAGCTCGCCTTTAAATCCGAGAGAGATCCGGATCGGGCGCTTTGGGAGGAGATATCCATAGAGCGGGCTCGATGTGTTTCCAGGCGTGAACATGTCGTCGTGATTGTCGAGCACGATGTCGGCTGTGGCAAGCGTGAGGGCGTTCGTAGGGGGATTCGCGATGCGCTCGTATTCTATCGATAGGACCCGGCTCGTGAAATCATCATAGACGTATTTATCCCATTCCTGGATGACGCTCGATTCGCCCTTGATAATATCAGTCCCTCCGATTGTTGAGCTGCCGATCGTAAAAAAGTCGACGCCGGCATCGTATGATTTCTCGAATGACATCTGGAGATTATAAGAGAGCGGCCGAACCTTGCCATCCGTTCGCGCTGTAAAGTCGCTACTAACTGTCTGCATTTTCCGGCTCCAGTAGAATCACGAGGCCCTGAGTGGCTTGTCGATCCCACTTGAGAGCCGTTTCCTCGGGGAGATTCAGGAATACAGAAAAATCGCTCAGGCCGAGGTCGTCATCGTTTAATAGTAAAAACTCCTCATTCGAGATCTGATCACGGAATAGCGCTTTTAGATCCTCGAATTCATCCCGAGTGATAACGTCGAACGTGAATCGAATCGGGCTCCGTGTCGCGAAAAAATCGACGTACATATTACCGGCGAGCGGATAGTTTTTTGCGAAATTCTGCTGGAGTCCCAGGCCCAGGCCACCGACGGCATATTTAGGGAGAGTGATCGTCCGGGTTGAGCTTGTGAGAGTAGTTACTGACATATTTCTATTCTATCCTAATAGTGGTTTTTTACCTTGTGCGATACGGCGCTGATCGACCGATGCGAGCGCCCCCTCGATGATATCGCGGAGTTCTGTTTCAGATCGAGCCATGACGCCCTGGAAATTAAATTCGTTATGAGTGCCGCCGCCGTCTCCGCCGACGCCCATTTGAGCCGCCACCTGTCCGATCTTAGATAGTGGGATCACGGCCTCCGGCTCTGTACCCTCACCGATCATCGCGAGCGTTGCCTTTGAGGCGATACCACCCTGGGCGAGCATTGGGAGTTTTGGAACGCCGATCTCTTTTCCACCGATACCAGGGATCCAGTCCGGCGCTTTCCAGGTTAATTTCCCGATCGAGTTATTCCAGAATCCGGCGATCGCATTGAATGCCGTTTTAAATGGTCCAGAGATTACTCCGACAATATTCGAGAATGTGGTCTTTATGCCGTTGATGACATCTCCGAACCACTTTCCGATCCCGCCGAATACGCCTTTAATCCAGTTCCAGGCCGCCTCGAATGGGCCTTTTAATGCGTTGAATATCGCGCTAAAAATTGCGGTCCAGACGCCGATAACGAATTTGAAATAGGCCGTAATAGCATTCCATACGAACATCGCGGCGGCCTTGATTGCATCCCATACCGCGCCGATCACCGCGCCGAATGCCTGGAATATAGCCGTCCAGATGATCAGGTTTACGACAATAAGCGCCCCGATGATCGCGAATACGATCTGCGCGGCGAATTTGATCGCGTCGAATATAGGGAGGACGATTCCCTTGATGTTATCCCAGATCATAGCGAAAAAGTCGCCGACGGCCTGGAGGCCTGTCATGATCGCGCTCCAGACGCCAGTAGCAACGCCGACGAGCCAGTTCCAGAATGTCGCCATCCACGCCTGGAGAGTGCTCCAGTTTGTGATGATCAGATAGGCAAGTCCGGCGATTACGAGGATGATTGCTATGATCGCCAGTACCACCGGATTAGCCGATAGAAACGCGAATGCTGCTCCGATCGCCCGGATCCCCATCGCTAACTGGCCGAGAATAACTAACATCGGCCCGATTGCGGCAACGATGGCCGCGATAATTAGGACGACCTTTTGGCCTTTTGGTGATAGCTTGCTGAACCAGTCGGCCACCTTGCCGATCCATTCCGCGACTTTCGATAATGCCGGCGCCAGGGCATCGCCCATCTTTTGCGCCGCGACTGCCGCTTTTTGCTTTGCTTGCTCGAGCTCGAATCCTGTTTTATTTACGCCCTGAGTCATCTCATTAAAGGCCTGATCGGTCGTGCCGGCGACATTCCCCATCGCCTTAATTTTCTCCGAATAGACGTCGGCCTGGCCGCCAGTTGCGGCGAGTGCGAGAGTCTGGCCCTCGATGGATCCGATATACGCCTGGAGCGGTTTCCCGGAATCGTTGGCCGCTTTCGTCATCGCCTCGATAGAGCCCTGGAGGCCTAGCTGTTTGATCATCGCCTGGCCGTTCTCATATCCGAGCTTTTTCATGAGGTCCTGCATGTCGGCCGTTGGGGCCATGAGAGACTGGAGCACTCCTCGTAATTGAGTCGATACCTCTGCGGCGCCACCAGTTACTCCGGTGAATGTCGCCATCGTTCCGAATAGCTCCTCCTGAGAGACGTTGAGGGCCGCTGCGAGAGGCGTAACACGTCCCATCGATGCGGCGAGCTCTGGGAATGTAGTCTGGCCCAGACGGACCGTCATAAGGGCGAGATCGGATGCTTTTTGTACGGCTCGATCGGTCGTGTCGCCGTAGGCTTTGGTAACTCCGGACGTGAGGTTGATTGCGTCGGTAGTTTCGGCCATTCCGGCCGCTGCGGCTTTTGCGTTGATCTTGAGGATATTTGCGCTCGCTGCGGTGTCTCCGAACGCTGAGATAACCTGGTACATACCATCCGAGAGATCCGCCGTCGATTTACCAGTCTCCACGGCCATATCTTGAATCGATGCTTTGAGCTCGTCGATGCGCGCTGCATTCCCTGGGATCAGAGTCGCGATATTTGCCATCGCTGAATTAAAATCGGTGGACATTTTAAGAGCCCCGACGCCGGCGGCGATCAGGGGGAGAGTCATCGTAGTAGTGAGCTTTTTACCGGCCGCTGCGGCGCCCTCGCCAAACTTGCCGATCTTGTCGGTTACACCTTTGACGTTATCGCCGGCTGCCTTAACATTCGCGATCGCCTGTTGGAATCCCTCAGACTTGGCCTTGAATGTTACAAAAATGTCGCCCAGATTGAATGCCATTATTTGAATCCTTTATCTAGCCGCGACGTTACTCTTTTATGATATCACTTTACGCGTATTCCGGAACGCGACTCGTCTTTAAGAATGCCCTTTAGTTTGGCGAGTCCCTGGCGATCTAGCTCAGGCTTATCATCGATTCCGCGGAGATATTTCCTTTGCGCCAGGAGCTCATCCACGAATGCGCGCTGCTCCGCCGCCTCCGAGATGTGCGGGTTACTGACGATCCGGAGCTGCAATAGCGCATCCTCAGTCTGTCGGGCCAGGATCTCATATTGCAATAACGCCAGATCCTCTGGATATACCTCGTAATAAATTTGGTGGAGGGACCACCCGTACTCGGAGGCGAGTAGATCGACGGCCCCATAAAGCCACTCGTCTATCGTTAATTCGCGGCGGGTTTCGGTGCTGCCGCTGTCGTCTGATCGCCCGCTCTCCGAGCCATGATTTTTTTTACAGACGCGACCACTCTCTCGTAATCATTAATCTCGAGTGCTGCCTGGACAATATCCACCGCATCGGCGAGATCGATGTCATCGCCATTAAAGAAATCGGCGTCTTTATCTGTTACGACTACCAGGATATTAATAAGATCGGGAAATCCATCTGCTACGATTTCCGGGAGCTCCTCGAAAATAACGGCCATATCTTGAACGTCTTTTCCGGATTTGAACAACTGTGCGAATCCGCCGGGGAGTTTCCGCAAGGCGCGAATAAATTCTGCGTAGTTTTTAAGAGCTAATTTGTGAACGACGACATCGCCGCCGCCGGTTTTTACTGTGAGCGTTTTTGCTTGTGTTTGGCTGTCTGCCATGATGACTCCTCCCGGGGCGCATACGTCCCTCTATGGGAATTAAAATTTAATACTAGGTGATAGAGTCGCCGATAAAGCCGAGAAGATTTCCATCCTCACGATTCTCATCGACCAGGCCATCGAATGTGGTTTCGATGATCTTTTCGCCGTCGTTCTTGAATGGGAGTACGATTTCGCCGCTCGAGTGAGCCTTGTAAATAGCGACATCATCACTATAATCGTTGTCCGCGTTCGCGATCGGGTGTAATACGAGCAAGCCCGCGAGGGTGCTTGAGCGCTTACCGGCATAAGATCCCAGGGTGATTGCATCATCTGCATCATCTGTGGCGTGAGTCATAGCTGCGCGCAACTGCACGAGCGTAGATTCTGCGAGAGGGACCTTTGCTGACAATTTCTCGCCGACAAGCCATCGCTCCGCTACTCCGGTGTATTGATCGACTTTCGTCTCCTGGTACTCAGGGCTATAAGTAACCTCGACGCCGCCGATGGTGTGGCCGAGATCCGTACCCTTAAAAGTAACCTTACACGTTCCTAGTTTGACATTTAAAATGTTTCCCATAGTTTAAGCTCCTTATTGCTTAATATCCTGGTTCGACCGTTTCCGCTTTTTCGGACGGAATACCATTACCGTAATTTTACCACAATTCGAGCGCCGGCAACGTAGGCGGATTCGACCATCACGAATATAGAGATCTGCGAGCCATCCGTTACAGGTGGACCCGTCCTCGAGCTCTGCCTGGCAACGGATCTCCGTAAACATGCGGCCGTCCTGATCCTTTTTAGGCATCAGGGATCCATCGTTTGCGTGGATATGCGTCTCAGTCGTCATTATGGCGCCTCAGGGATAGAGTAGTATTCGGCGGTGAAATTAATCGAGAACTCATATCGGCCGTCGTCGTCCTCGCCGATCGGGCCGCCCTCTTGCTCCGCATGACATCGCATAATATGCCAGGAGGTGAGATTGACGCCGATCAAGCCGTGGAGTGAGTTTCGGACCTTTACCAGGAGATCCGCTGCGACCTCGAAATCCTTGTCTCGAGTTACTACCTGGAATCGAGGGAAATTTAGATCCTTGATATCGCGCTGCGCGGTGAGATTTGCGCCCGGGAGGCCCAGGATCGCCACGGCTTTATCTGGAGTGGCCGGTAGAACGCCGGCGAATATGTTTCGATCTGTTTCGACATCGAACACTCCCACGCCGTCGGCGTCGAGTTTGGATGCTAGTTCGTCGTAAAAGCTGCTCATTTGATACTCCTCTTTAGTGTTTCATTCATGCCGAGGGCGAATTTCTTTTGGAATGTTGCGAGGTTTTTCTGGACCGGATCCTCGAGATATTTCCCTTTTCGGCCTTTTTGGAAACGATATTCCGGGTGCTCGTGGAGCCGGGCTGCATACTTAGTATGATAACCGATAATGACGTCGCCCTCTACCTCCTCGACCGTTCCGGAGTTCTGGAGCGTTCCCTCGTCGTGCGGGACCTCGGCCTGTGAGAGCCGGAGGATCTCGAATCCGATATCCATCGCCTCCTTTTGCACTCCGCCATCGATCGCCTGTTGGAGCCCCTGGAGGTTCATCATGACCTGATGATCGTCCATAGTGGCGATGATCATTATGCGCCCGCCTTATAGCTCCATAACTGAGCCATTATTTCGATGTGATGAATCGAGCCGTTCCGGCCCGGGACGTCCTCTGATTTAATTACGCGATACTGTTCGGAGTCGTAGGTGATCCGGGCGGATTTCCGGACCGGAGTTTCGGGCCCTACGAAAATAATCGCATCGATGGGCTCGCGATCACGCTCTGCCGTGGTGATGACCTTGTTCGTTCGCTGCACTCGAGCGGCTAGGGTAGTGGATGCGCCCAGACCATCTCGGCCTTGCTTATCGCGGGATCCGTCCGGGTTCTCTACTGCGATCGATTGTTTGAGCATCGATTTAAAAGACACGTTACACCTCGATTCTGCCGAGAGAGTTTTTGATCCCCTTTAGCATGTGGCGGGCCTGTGGAGCCGTCATTTTAATAAGCGCCGTTTGATTGCCGGATGCTGATCCTCGGCTATAGCCATAGTTCCCGATATTCTCGCTCGTAACATCCGACTCGTC